ATCAGATTCTTCTAATTCTTGTTCTTCTTCAGATTCCCAACCTTCTTCAAGCTCGGTTTCAAGCTCTCCTTCGGTTTGAATCAAGTACTCGTCATCTTCGTCAGTTAAATGAATGTAGTCACCGTCTTTAGTAACAGTAATTTCATCTTCAGCAGACATAGATTTAAATACTTTTAGAATTTCTTCGTCAGAAGCTGATGTTAAATCAATCACATCTGTTTCATCTTCTAAATCAGAATCCATTTCCATTTCATCATCCATATCTAAGTCCATTTCCATTTCATCTTCAGAATCTTCCAATTCTTCAGATTCATCTGAATCTTCCTCAGTGTCAAAATCCATTTCAATTTCTTCTGTTTCATCCTCTTCGTCTGCCTCAGTCATTTCTTCGGTAAACTCAGATTCTTTGTCAGTCTCATCTTGTTTCATAGACTCTTTTACTAATTCGCTAATTTCTTCCTTCATGGTTGAAGCAAGTATTTCTTTTGCGTTTTCATTGATAACTTCCTCCAAATTTTGGATTTGGATTAGAGTTTCTTCAACTAAATTTTTTTCTGCCATTTTAAGTTTTATTGATAAATATATCGTTATGACAAAAAAATCTATTTTTAATTGGTATAAATAAAAAAAGGAGTCAATCGACTCCTTTTTATTTTTTTAAATAAATTAGTTTATTCTATTACTTCATCAATCTTACTCTCAACGATTGCGGTAATTCTCCAGTCTTGTGAGTAACTTTCAAAAACTTTAGTAACCTTAGCCTCGACATCAGTTGGGCTATATCCTTTAACTAATTTTTCTTCTTTTTGTTTTTTGATTTTTCCTGATTCCGAATCAACGTCATCAATTGTAATTTTTGCTACAAAATATTTTTCATCCATAATTAATTATTTTGATAAATAATCGGAAAGTTTTTTCATTAAATCAATAGAATCCCCAATACCTCTTTGAGCTTTTAATTCATTTTCTTCTTTTAAATTTTCCTCGTACTTATATCTATCCTTTTCATCTTTAAAAAGATATGCTCCAGGTGTTGATGGGGAAGATACTAAATCAAAACAAATTAATTCAAAATCATCTTGAACTTCATTTTGTTCTCCTTTCTTTTTTAAAGAACCTACACCTCTTGATGATATACCTAGTGTTACTCCTTGTCTTAGTAAATTAGCGGCTTGGTCTCCTTTAGTTGAGACAATTCCTCTTTCATGGAATCCTGGAGAAGTTAAAAGTCTAAGTTTACCTAGTAAAACATTTTTATCCCACCACATTTCAGTTATGATGTGTGAAACTCTATCTAAATCAATTAATGAAGATTCAGGGTGGTTTAATTCCGATAGAGAAGTCCCTCTATTAATATAATTTTTTATATAATTCTCTGACTCTCTTTTTAGAATTCTTTCGGGGTATATTCTACCATTTCTATTTGGTGTGTCATACTTTTGGAGTACGGCATAAAATTCAAAAGGTTTTGAATAATCGGTAGTGTTTAAATTTTCTTTTATAATTTTATCATTAGAAAATTCTTTAGGGGATACGTATCCCGCATCGTATTCAATAAGAATACCCTTACCGATTTCATTAGGACCAAGTATTTTAAAATTTTGCATTTAATATTTTTTTTTATAAATATTAAACTTATTCGCTTTTTACAATTTTGTCAGTCTTTGTAAGATGAAAAATAAAATAATTTGAGTTATTTAAAATTTCTTTCTGTATCGAACTTACAATGTCTTTAACACTTTTTCTTAAAATCATAGATTTAAAATCTATAGGGTTTTTAATAAACAAAGTAATTTCTAAATTCATAAAAGACCTTTTACCTAAAGATATTCCGCTCGTTCTTAAATCTAAATCAACAATAAATTTATTGTCATAAATTAGTTTATCCACTATTTCATTTAGTAATTGTTTAATTATTTTTGATAGATTTGATACGGGCTTATCCCAATTCTCAAAAAACTTGACTGGTTCGACCCAAGACTGAATGTTTATATAAATTGATTTTAGATTTTTAGCATCTACTGTTCCATAATTACATTTTAAATTTTTGTATCCATTTAAAATACAAGATTTACCTTTCTTCATTAACTTTGCATGATTTCTTTTTATTTATTGTTTAATAAATTTAACACATAAAATTCCATTTGTCAAAATGTTAATAGTCCCAATTAAAAAAGGTAATATTGAGCAAGCCTTAAAATCTTTTAAATCAAAAGTTATTAAAACTAAATTAATATCGCAATTACAAGATAGAAAAACATATAAAAAAAAGTCTGACATAACTCGTCAGACTTTAAAAAATGCAATCTATAAAGAAAAAAAGAATTTAGAGAACTAAACCGTCATTTAAATTAATAAGTTTAATATATTCTTTTTTTGAAAAATCTGATTTACCTAATCTTTCTTTAGTTTCAATCAATGTTTGTGTCAAATCTTCAGGTGATTCTGAAATTAACCTATCAATTTTATTTAGAGTATCCTCTTTTAATTTTTTAAATTCTTCTTTAATTTCATCGTCTGATTTTAAAACCTTTAATATTTTTTCCTTATCAGATTCTGATAGATTCTCAAGTTTTTTTGCAATTGTTGTGTTTGCAATTTTAACCATGGACTTTAAAGGTATTTTACTTTTTGATTCTTTAATAACCTTATTTTTTCCTAACGATTCAACTATTTGTTTTCTAGCAATAGATTTTTTTTCAGGATGTAAGTCATCTCCGTATACCAAATTATCTATCACAGAATAATTATTTTCTTTAACTATTCCATTTGTCCATCTCTTTATTGTTTTAATTACATTTTCAGACAAAGGATTATTTTTTAAATCGTTAATTAAATCATCAATTAAATAATTTGCAGTTTCAGAATCTAAAGATTTATTTTCATTTAAAGTATCATATACAAACATGTGTTTTTTAAATGATTTATCCTTTAAAATTTTGTCTTGAAAAAAAGACATGTCGGTTGATAATCTTTTATTAACAAAAGATTCAACCAATTTGTTTTCAATTAATGTTTTTATTACTCCAAATCTCATTTTATAATTTTATTTTATAAATATCAATCTTTTAGTAACGTGTTCAATTTGTTTTCAATTTCACCTAAAGATTTTCTTGCTTTAGACAAATCTAATATATCATCTTCCGTAACATCATTACTTTCAAGTAGAATATTTAGTCCGTCTTCAACCGATTCAATTGATTCTGGTGTTAATTCTGCTGGTGGTGCGGGTGACTCAGGAGGAGGTGTTGATTCTCCACCTGGAGGTGGAGGTGAACCACCTTCTGTAGGAGACCCTGCTGGTTCCCCTTCCTTCTTACCGTATAACTTATCTAAATTATCAAATAATCCTGTATGAGTAATAACTTCAGCAGTTTTCTTTAATTCTTCCCCAACCGCCCTTTCAATTCTTTGTTGTTGTAAATCAAGTTTAATTTCCTCGTCAGAAAATCCTAAAATATGTTTTTTAGCCCAAGATTGGGATACTGCAGCAATACCTGAACCAGGGTCTGCAACCATATCCTTGTATAATAATACCTTTTCTTTCCATACGTCTATTTTAAGTAAATCAGCTTGCGTTGATGGATTTGTTAATGATAACGTAAAATTTGAAATCTCCTCTTCAAATCCAAGTATAAATAAATGTACTATTGCAATCTTATTTAATTCTTGAATCATACTTTTTTGAATACGATTGATTGTTCTTGCAAAACGTATGTCTTGTAATGATAGGTTTTTACCATCACCAACAACTTCTTCAAATCCTAAAAAGGCTTTAGGAACTCGTAATGCCGTTAGTAATTTCTTTTGGATGTACTCAATATCTGCAATTTCTGACAAATTAGTTGCTCCTGGTAAAGTTTCAATTGGTGATGCTTGTGCAGGGTCACGAACAGGAACAAAATAATCTTGGTCAACCGCCATTTGATTGAACCTCATATCAACATTACCTGTTTTATTATCAACTACTTGGTCTCTCTTGAATTTATTTGCAAATCTTTGGATATATGGCTCAACATCAGCGTCATCCATGTTTCCAACAAATACTTTAAACACACGTCTTTCTGGCGCTCTTGAGGTTCTATAAATCAACATCGCATCCTCTGACAATAAAAGTTGTTTCCATATACGTCTCGCCTTTTCAAGCATAGATGTACCATAAGGTAACCTTCTATCATCCCCAAGTAATCTAAAGTGAGCAATTTCCCAAGTATTAAATTCAAGGTCTTTTTGTTTCCATTTAAATTTAGTATGTTTTTTTGTTGGGTTGGTTTCAGGGTCAGCGGCCTTACCTCCCATACCTGCTTCCAATCTCTCAATTTCAATAATTGGTAATTGCATACAACCAATTACTCCTTTTTCAGGGTCTAGCTTTAAAAACACAAAATTATCACCATACTTACATGTGTTTCTTGTCCACATAGGTAAGTTAGTATTAATATCTAAATTATTATTAAATAAATCTGCTAAAATTGATTTTATTCTTCTTGATTCAGAATAAATTTGTAGCATATAACCATCTTGATTTACAGTTGTAGACTCTTCGGCATAAATGTCTAAAGCTGCCGATATTTCAGGAGTGAACTCCATTGACTCGTAATCGTAAAAAGACGCAAGTCTTGTTGGTTCGTAATATACGGCTTGTGTGTAAAGATTGTGTTCAATTTTAGCCCATTGATTTGCCAGATAATAATTCTGCTGAGCTTGTAATTTTTCTCTTTCGTAATCTTGTTTTGATGTGGTTCTAAGTAGTTCTTTCTTGTCGTATTTGTATGTAGGATAATCTTGACCTAACAAAGAATTAGGTCCAAATGTTTGAGAAAGTCTTTGCCAAACCGTAAGTTTGTTATTTTCCATATTGAAAACTTAATTTAAATTCTATTTTTTATAAATAGTCCAATAAAATTAATTTATAAAGACTAACCAATTTCTAGGTGCGGATGTTAACGTAATATAATCAGGGTTTAACACTCCTCCAGTCGGTGATGCTGGTCCTCCAGCCCCATCTAATCTTAATATACCATTAATCGCGGTATTATTATTAGCCAAGTCATTTAATATAAAATTAGTTGATGCTTGATTTAATGGTGTAAATCTAAAATAGATATATTTTAGATTTGTAGACGCTCCAGAAAAGGAAATATCCCATGACGTTATAGTATTAACATCTTGACAATATAATGCAACTAATGACGAAGGGAAATCTCCTTGGATTAGTGCCGAATCCGATGGTATTGAGGTATTATTAACATTCAAAGTGTCAATAACTGTTAGTCCTGACAAATTAGTTAATCCTGAAGATAATGGATTCTCAGTTAAAGTAACATCAGTTGCTCCTGAACATAAACTAAAATCAAAACTTGTTAAATTATTATAAGCCAAGTTAAGAGTTAATGCTGAGCTACTAAATGTTTTTGTCCAAGCGGTTAGACTCACCCTTGATAAGTCAAAGGTATCTAAATTAGTTGCCCCACTAACCTCAACATCAAATGAATTAATTACTTGTTGTCCCGTAGTTTGACCAAATCCTATGAAATCAGTTAGCGATGACGGGAAATTAGAAGTATATCCAGTAACCCTATTTTGACTAAAATTTATATATCTTACATTGTTAGGGAATATTGGTGGTAATGTTGTTAATCGATTACTTTCTAATCTTAGTTGTGTTAAAGAAGTACATCCTGATACAGTATTAGTAAATGCACTTAATGAGTTATTATATAGATGTAATATTTCTAAATTTGTATTACTACTTAAATCTATTGTAAATGCCGATAAAGTATTTTGATTTAAATAAGCAGTTTCAGTTGACGGTGGTAGATTATATGTCCAAGCACTTAAACTATTTTGAGGTACAACTAAGTCAATTAACCCTAAACTAAATGTAAACCCAAATGGCATGCTGATATTTTTTAATAAACTACATCCTTGAACCCACAACTTTGTAAAACTAGTTCCTATAGGTGCGGTAAAATTACATGTTGTTAATAAAGTATCCGCATATAATTGTAATTCATTTAATGATGTACTTGATTGGAAATCATAGGTAAATGCAGATATATCAGAATTTCTTATAATTAAATTAGAAAATGATGGTAGTGTTGCCAAATCGGTTGAAGGATTGAATATAAATGAATTTGCTCCAGGTGAATTTACAGTATAAAAATAAAGATTCACTAAACTATTTGGTAAAGATGAACTAAAATCTGTTAAGGTTGATGATGAGATAGTTAAAGTCGTAGTTGCAGTAAATGCACTAAAAGTATATTCATTCTCAACGATATTTGAAATTGAATGTATACTTATTTCTTTGATTTTACCAGTACTTATAACTGCACCGTCCATGAAATCATCAAAAGTTGCAGTATAAACTGATGATGCATATGTGTGAGGATAAGTAAATGTTGTATATGTTGCCGAAGATATTGTAACAGCACTTGTTGACAAATCTCCCCAGTCTATGTCAAATGTTGAGCCTGTAATCGTATTTAATCTAACTATGGTCGGATTGGTACCTTCAATATTTTGAATTCTAAAAAATGGTGGTATGGGTTCAGAAGGACATCCTTCATTACATAAGTTTATTGGGGTTGCGGTAATTTTTCCATCAACATCCACTGTAAAAATTGGTGTTGTTGACGAACATAAATAAACTTGGGATAATGCAGGTATTGGGTAATCAATGATTGTATTTCCTGAACAATCAATATAATTCGCACCATTTGGAGAGGCACTTGGATTATCTATATAATAACACTGACAATTCTGGGTTGGGGTTGGGGGTGGAGTTATAGTACTTGTTGGAGTTAGTGTCATTGTTGCAGTATTTGTAGGAGTTTGTGTAGGTGTTAGTGTATTTGTAGGGGTATTCGTTGGTGTTGTAGTTATTGTCGGAGTTGGGGTTGGTGTATAACTACATGAACCAGCAACACAAGGTCCGTTTGTTGATATTGTTAAACTAGTTGCGGTATATTGACTGTTTAAGACACACCCTTCTTTAGTAAACCCAACAGGTACAAAAGAAGTTCTAAGTATACCGTTACAATCAATAACGTATAGAGGTAAAGTTCCTTTAGTGTTATTTGTAAATCCATAACAAATACAATTAGGCGTTTGAGTAGGTGATGGAGTAATACTCGCAGTTGGGGTTTGCGTATTTGTTTGAGTTGGTGTTGGAGTTATAGTATTAGTTGGTGTTGGAGTTATAGTATTAGTAGGAGTCTGTGTATTTGTCTGAGTAGGTGTTTGTGTATTAGTAATACTTGGTGTCGGTGTTACTGTAGGCGTATTTGTTTGTGTTGCGGTAATACTTGGTGTTGGTGTATTTGTTGCCGTATTTGATATGGTTGGAGTATTTGTTGGGGTAATACTTGGAGTTGGAGTTTGGGTCACAGATGGAGTTGGACTAACCATAATAATATTAGGTTCAGATTTAATATTTTTTCTAATATTATCGAAAGCTTTTTTTGCGGTTGCGGTTTTAACTCCGTTACCGTCAACAATTAATTTTGAACCATCATATATTCTATCGGTTTTTTGTCTTTTCTCTAAACCCATTATCTACGTCCTCCAAATAACCACCCATATTGCATATAATCGTTACGGGTTGGTTGATTATTTTTTATTTGTTCACCACTCGAAATAGTTGGATTAAAATATTGCGAATGACTTGTTTTATTTGTCGATACTTGCCATGACTCAATCATTGCTTTAGTATGTTGCGTTACTTTAGATATTGAAGTGAATGATGATTCAGAAACATAATTACACATTGATAGTCCCATGATTAAATCATCGTGATGACCTTTTTGGTGGTCAGGTCTACCATTGATATATACAAAAGTTGACATTTCATTTAATAACCTTGTAGAGTATATTTTAAAGTCGTGCCTCATAGATTCCTCAAATGATGCAATTATTTGTACTCTTTTATTATTAAAATTAATTCCTGGAATTTTGTCTTGTGATTTTGGGTCGTATTTCCATTTATTTTGATAGTCAACTCCATCAACATATAAGTCTCTATACCCTAATTCTTGTAATTTACGAGAAGTTGTTACCCCCATACCACCTGTAATATCAATTACAATAAATGCGGAATACATATTCCCCCATTTATAACAAACCTCAGCTAAAGTATCTGGTGGGATTTTCCCAACGTATTCTAAAACTTGTTCTCTTGCATCAAAATCAATTATCTGTATACAAGAAAAATCTTCACTGTCACCCCTACTAACGTCAACACCCATAATATACTTATGTCCAATCACAGGTTCTTTCCATATCCATAATGAACCACCCATAAATTTATTTTTGGGTTCACAAATCATACTTTCTCTAATTCTTGAAATAACTTCAGAGTCAAATACGTTATCTCCTGAACCTAAAAATTGACATTCTAATTCTTGGTTTACTTTTCTTTTATCGTACTTCAATTTTTTTACCATAGACTCATACCAACTTGATGTTGGTTTGTACCCTTGGTAAATTAATTGTTTAACATCATCAAAATTTCTTTCTTTAAATGGGGTCTCAGCATAATCAATAATATCAATATCGGAATATTCTTCTCTATTTAAATAATAATGTATTATATCGTTAACTTTAATTAATTTTAAATCTTTAGTATATCTTGGGTCTTTAAACCAAACCATTTCAGAAATTTTAAATTCATTCATGTTTCTTAATGCTTGGTCATATATTTCATAATAAATTGGGTCGTATCCGTTTGGTGTGGATATTACTATAACTTTACCACCTGTAGATAATGACGCCATACAAGCCGCCCAAAAATCAGAATCCGCTTCAATATAAGCAGCCTCGTCAAAGACCAATATTGTTGGAGTATATCCTCTTAGGGCATCCTTAGAAGTTGCAACCGCTTTAACTTCACATCCATTTGTTAGTTTAAAATGTCTTTGTGAATTCTTTTCGGCGGAAAATCCAACTCCAGTCCATGATGGCCATTGTTCTGTAAATCCTCTAATTTTGTTAGCCATTTCAACCGCAGTATCAAGTTTGTTTGCAATTATTAGGATTTTTTCAGGTTTAGTTTTTTTAGCAAAAACAAGTTTCTTAGATGCCCAAGCCGCGGTTACAGTAGATACACCCGCCTGTCGATATTTTAAAGCAATATTTTCATTAAAATTCTCATAGTCATTTAACAGACTAACTTGGTCAGGAAATAATTCTAAAGGCACGTATTTTGAAACTGTATTGTCGTATGTTTGTAAGTATGTTTTTAAGGCATAAGGAGTACTCTTCAAACATCTACCGTATTCCAATAAAACCTGTTCTTTAGTTAATGACATACCTATAAATATGAAAAAACCCTCTTTTTTGTAAAGAGGGTTTAAGTTATAAAATTTTTAATTGGTTTATTTTAATCCCAATTCTCTAAATAAATCATCAAATTCATCATCGTCATCATCTTCACTACCCATAGAGGATTCGTACTCTTGTTGACGTAATTCTTTAGTAATCTCATCAACCATGTTTTGTACAATTTTTTTACCTTTTGGTCCACCTGATAAAATTTCACGAGCAACTTTAAAAAATTCTTCAGCGGTAAGTTCTGCAAACTTTACAATAAAATACTGTTGTAAGAATCTTTTGTCTTCATCAAATAATTCATCAGGATATGATTCTCTAAATTTTTCCCAAATTACAGGACCTAATCTCATATCCCAAATTTCACCTTCAGTAGTATCAGACGCCTTTAAAATCGCTTCCTGTCTTTTAACGTCAGATGGTAATCCATATGTTCCAGCAATTTCAATAATACCTTTTGCTAATTCATGAACTAAAATTGGGAAATTAACCCCTCTCGCTCTTACTGTTGGGGGGTCTGTTGTTTGGTCAATTTCTTCTTTACCATATGTTGACTCTCCACTACCCGCCATACCTTGAATCATTGAATCTGGCATTAACCAATATAATGAGTCGGCAAATGACATAAAAATACCGTAATTGTTCAACAATCTTGGATTAATCGAGTTTAACTCTTCAGCCGCCAATTCAAATAAATAAGAACTTTTTTTAGCGGCTCCCTGAATTAATGAATTAATAAATCTTCTTTTTGCCTTTTCTAAATCAAACTTTTCAAAAGCGTCTGCAAAATCCAAAACGTCTTCCTGTTCTTCAGAAGAGAACATATTTTCTATTTCTTCATCTGAAGGTTCCTCAGGTTGATTCTGTAAAAAACTTGAGTCGATATCTCCAGGTCTAACTAATTTAGCATCAAATTGTAATGCTCCTTCAGGAACACCTAAATCTTTTGTAACTAACTCAACTGCCAACTGCTCAAGGTATTCTTTATTTTCTTGTTCAATTTGTGAAATTTCAGCCATTGCTCTCATAACAATTTGTTGTAATTGCATCATTGAGTTCATTCCTGAAATATTTTGTACACCAGTATATCTTTTTAATTTTTCAACAACATCCTTAAATCTTTTGGATGCGATTAATTCTTCAAAATTACTAGGTTTGTCTGGCCCTTCAGGAGTTACACTTGGAAATGCTTTACTACCTGAATGTGGCGTTTGGCCACCTTCTATTTTACCTTGAATATCGGGAGACATTCTTTCAGGTCCATCATATTCTATAGGCGCTTCGTTGATTCTTTTCTTATAGGTTTTCATATTAATATTAGTCTTTGAATTTAATATTTAATTCGTCAAATTTTAAAAAATCAGGAAGTCTCTTTTTACCTGCCTTTGGTTTAGGTTGTGTTCCAGGTTTTGGTCTGAATGGTGTTGATGGAGTTTTTTTAGGGGTAGTTGTCGGAGTCTTTACAGGTGCTGGTGCTGTCTTAGTGTCTTCACCTAATGATTTAGACATAGATGTTATTTTACCTATTGGTAAATTTAATTTCTTTTTTTCTTCTATTAATTTTAACATTTCACTTTTTGTAATTTTAGGTGATAAATGTTTCTCAATTAATTGCTCCATTTTTGCCTCAATAATATACTCAACAGGATTTTTACCCTCGTTAATTTTTTCTTTAACACCTAACACACATTTTTCAAAATTACTTTTCTCTTTTTTAGTATAGTCATCTTTTTTCTTACCTTCAAGTCCTAATGATGAAGTACATATAGCCCAAGGGTTTTTACTCTTTTTAGACTTTTTCTTGTTTTCCTCCATTGGAGTTGCGACTGTTTTACCTCCCTTAGAGGTTAAGTTATATCCTTTAGGATTTGGAGGTAACATTCCTGAACCATCTCCTTGTATTTCAAATGAAGTTTTTTGGACTTGTTTAACTTCCTCTTTATTTTCTGATTTTTTTAATTTTTCAAGAAGAATCGTTACTTGTGATTCTGTCATTAAAGATAAGGTTTTATTACTGAACCCCATTTTTAACATTTCTTGTATTTTTCTTTTGTGACTTGGTTTCATTTTCAAATTCATTATAAAATTCTAAAATTATGTCTTTTTCGTACAATTTATTTTTTACCTGTTCTTCAGTATCACCATAATGGAAAACAAGTCTATTATCAATATCTTTATCACTTTCCCACCCAAGTGCGACAACTCTGTCTACACCGTCCTTCATTGAAAAAAAATCGGAGTTTTGGATAAGTTCGAGGTCTATCCCCTCCCTGTTCAAAACTCCTACCTTTTTAATATATTCTGTACTTGGTGAAGTTGGGTTACCGTTAGCTGGCTCGCTGTCCCAATCATCTCCCCATACATCTAAACTACTTGAAAATACAAATTCATAAATTTTATTTCCTTTGTAGTTTGGTCCTAATCCGTTTACAAAAACTAAATAACTCATAATAAATCACCTTTTGGTGATACTTTAAGTTGTTTGTTATTGTGTTCAAATACTAAATTATTTTTATTTGTTTTTCCAATAAACTTAATTTCAGGAAAAGTAACTATAATATTTTCAGCAACCATTTTTTGTTCTTCAGTAACTGATAAATTTAAAATATTTTTAGTATCTGATTTAGATTTATGTTCTAATATTTTTTTCTTTTGAACTTCTTTTTGTTTTTTGAACTTTTTTTCGTTCTCATTTATAACAAAATATTTTGAAAGAACTTTATCTACTTTAGACTCACTAAATATTTTGTCCATAACTGAAGACACAAATTTTTCATTAACATCTTCTTCTTCCATTTCGTGTCTGTATGTCTCTCCCATTTCTCCTTCAGGTTCAACGGCAGGTTCTTCTTCAGTCTCAACTTCAGATTCAACTGAATCTACATCCATTTCGGGTTCTTCATCATTAGATGGTTCCATACCGTAATCGGATTCTTCTTCACCTTCTAATTTAGTGATTATATCTTCTTTATCATCATCTTCTAAATTATCCATGATTGCGGATAGTATAGAATTTACAACATACTTAGCGTCCTTAGATGAAATTTCTTCATCCTTATCTTTAAAGTCTCTAATTTTTTGAGCTAACTTACCTGTTAGTTTTTGAATTGTTTTAAAACTAACGTCCATATCTGATTCACCTTCATCATTCATGTCTGATTCCATGTCAGGAGCGTCCGCTGGTTCCTCAGGCATTTCAGGTTCAATAGGACCTTCTCCTTCAGGAGATGGTGCTGGAGGGGCGGGTGTTTCATCAGTAGTTGGTTCCGCTCCCATTTCAGGAGATGGTGGAGGAACATCGTCAACAGAGGGTTCAGCTTGTTCCATTGATGTTTTTGGAGTTTTTAAAAAATATTTTTTATCCTCAGTGAATAAAGAAATACCTTCGTTAACATTATTAAGTCTATTTAGTTCAGCGGCAATTAAATTTAATTTTTTAAGAGCTTCTGAGTACGAATTATAATGAACTCTATTTTTCATGGAATCAATATAATCAGACGTTGATTCGTTTAATCCTTTTTTTATTACGTAACCCATTTTTTCTTTGGTTATGAAATAAACATTACCGTCAACCAATTTGGTTTTATATTCATTTCTGTTACTTTCATTAATAGAGTTAGGGATGTTTTCTTTATATCTTGCGATTTCAAGAATTCTTTTTATTTTGTCATCCCCTTGAAGTTTTTCACTTCCAACTGGTTTTAATCCACTCATTTTTTTATCTTTTAATTAATTGTTTAATCCGTTAAATCCACCTAAGGTGATTGCTTGCAACTGTACTACTGTACCACCTGTTAAATCAGAATATGTTGGGTGAGGTTGTAATGTTGAAGTACAACTTCCACATGTTCCTGAAGAAGCATTTATTACAACATATGTATAAGTTCCAGCAGATGTTTGTGCCATAGCAGTTTTTTCCTAATAAATATACGAATATTTATGTTTTTTTAATTTTAATTGATTAAATTGAAAACTTACTTTAAAGATAGTTCTTTATCGACAATCTTTTTTTCAAAATTAAATAACTTATCAAGGTATCCGTTTCGTCTCAAATATTTAAAAACTAAATTTTCATAAGAGTATTCACCACCTTCTTTTAGACCAGATGAACGATACTTTTTAATCTTATCTTTTAATTTTTTTATATAATCTTTAGACTCTTCAATTGAAGATTCATCAGCATTTTTTAGAACGGTATCTATAATAGACATCCAATGAGATATTTTTTCTTTTAGTATTTCAGTGTCTAATTTATTTTTTTCTTTTTTAGGTTTTTCTAACCACTTATCATATAAAACAGAATAAACACCTGTACTAAAATGAGCTTCTGATGCATTTTGAACATAAAGTTCAACCTCATACTCATATATTTTGATATTATGTTCAGTATTAAAAATTGTTTTTTTTACTTTAAATAACTCTTGGTATAACTCTAAAATATCTTCGGGAAACTGAGAAAAATCAGCAACAATATGTAAATCAATATCCGAGTATTCGCTCCAATTATAATTTGCTAAAGAACCAGTAAATATAATATCTTCAACAACTATTGGTACTGATAAAAAATTAATAAATTCGTTAGAAATTTCCAAAAGCTTAACTCTAACTTCTTGATTGAGCAAATCATCTTTATCCCAAATCTGAGAGTTTAGAGATTCTTTAGAAAAAAAACTTTTAATTATGTTATTATCACTCACGATAATAAATACTTCAAAAATTATAACTTTTTATATTTGTAAGTTTTTGCAATATTTTTATTAAAAAAACTTCCATGAGATTCAGATAATCTAAACTGAGTGTACAACTGATGAGGTACATCGTCATATTCATATTTATGACCATTTTTAAACTCGACTACAAGTTTTTTAGTTGATGTATCATATTCAGTTTCAGCCAAATTTGAAGACTCAATTTTGTTAATAATTTTTGTTCCGTTAATTGTTTCACTTAGTATTGCCATATCTAATTAATAAAATTTTATAATAAAAAGTAACTAATATGAATTTAAAATTCTATTGAAATAATCTAATGTTGTGATTAAATTTATTAAAAATATTACATTATGACAGATTCAATGGACGAAGGAAAAAAAGAAAGACCAAAATCAACGGAATCGAAAACTCCTGTTTTAGATAATTTTTCTAGAGATTTAATTAAACTCGCTGAGGAAGGTAAGTTAGACCCTGTAGTTGGCAGAGAGTCCGAAATTCTAAGAATTGCTCAAATTTTATCGAGAAGGAAAAAAAATAATCCAATTATAATAGGAGAACCTGGTTGTGGTAAGACAGCAATAGTTGAAGGTTTGGCCATGAAAATTTTTGATGGGGATTGTCCTAGAAGTTTAGTTGACAAAAGAATTTTATCTTTAGATTTAAACTCAATAGTTGCAGGAACAAAATACCGTGGTCAATTTGAAGAAAGGTTAAAGGTTATCTTGGAAGAAATACAGAATAGTCCAGATGTTATACTTTTTATCGATGAAATTCACACTTTAGTTGGGGCGGGTAACGCTTCGGGTTCGTTAGACGCATCTAATATATTGAAACCCGCACTATCAAGAGGAGAAATTCAATGTATTGGAGCAACTACCTTAGATGAGTTTAAAAAAAATATAGAAAAGGATGGGGCGTTAGATAGAAGGTTTCAAAAAGTTATTGTTTCACCTTCAACAAAAGAAGAAACTCTACAAATACTAAAGAATGTTAAAGAAAAATATGAAAATCATCATAAAGTAACGTATACTGATGAAATCCTATCAACATGTGTTGAATTGGCCGATAGATACATTACTGATAGAGAGTTCCCTGATAAAGCATTTGATATTTTAGATGAAGTAGGTGCGAGAGCTCAAGTTGATGTTAAACATCCTGAGATTATCGACGAACTAAAAAGAGAGTCGGCTAAAATACGAGAAGATAAACTTTTAGTTGTGAAAAAACAAAATTATGAAATGGCCGCACAACTAAGAGACAGAGAAAAAAAGATTCTAAGCCAATTAGAATCTGAAAAACAAAAATTTGAGGAGGAATTAAAAACAAAAAGACAGTCAATTGTAATTGATTTAGTTTATGAAGTTGTATCAAATATGACTAAAATACCAATTACAAAACTTTCAGTTGACGACTCAAGAGCGTTGATTAACTTGGAAGAAACTTTAACTAATTCGGTTATTGGTCAATCCGAAGCAATCACAATAATTGCAAAGTCAATACGTAGAAATAGATTAGGTATTAAAGACCCTAACAAACCAATTGGTTCGTTTATATTTTTAGGGTCGACTGGTGTCGGTAAGACCTTATTGGCTAAAGAACTTGCTAAACAAATATTTGGAAGTGACGAGAATCTAATAAGAGTTGACATGAGTGAGTTTCAAGAGAAACATTCAGTTTCAAGACTAATTGGTTCACCTCCAGGTTATGTCGGCTATGAAGAAGGAGGTCAACTTACCGAACAGGTTAAGACTAAACCTTATTCTGTAGTATTATTTGATGAAATTGAAAAGGCCCATAAAGATATTTTTTCATCTCTTTTACAACTCTTAGATGAAGGATATATGACAGATAGTTTTGGAAGAAAAATTAATTTTAAAAACTGTCTAATAATTATGACATCAAATATTGGGGTGAAGAAAATGCAAGATTTTGGTGCAGGTATTGGGTTTGGTAAAACAAATAATGTTTACACTGACCAAGAAGTTAAAAAATCAATGTTAACTAAAGAACTTAAAAATTATTTTGCACCTGAATTTATTAACAGGATTGATGAAGTTATTGTTTTCAATACTTTAAAAGATGAAGATGTTAAGAAAATTGTTAATGTTGAGATTGATAAACTTAAATCTAGATTAGAACTCATCAAATATTTTGTAGAGTTTGATGAGAGTGTTATTGAATTTATTTCTAAAGTCGGTTTTGATGAGGTTTATGGTGCCAGACCTCTGAAACGAGCAATACAAGAAAAAATTGAAGATTTTATATCGGATGAAGTTTTAAAAACAAATATAGTTACTGACAAAAAATATTTAATAAAAATAGATGGTGAATCTGTTTTGTATGAAGAAATAACGTCAGAAAAGAAACCAAGGGTAAGAAAGAAAAAGGGGGAATAAATCCCCCTTTTTTTTTAAAAGTTAATCATCGAAGGATGATTCATTATATGCTTAACCTTGCCAAGGGAAGAGATTAGATTTTCACCAGCTTTAATTCCTGCCTCAACTTCTTCAATACAAACGTATTCATTTTTAGTGTGATAGTTATGATATCCGATTGAAAAATTAATACATGCGAAATCATATTTTTTCTTTAATGCGAACACATCTGTATAAGGATGAACCATATATTTTGGTTCGGACAACATACATTCATTTAGGATTTTGTCAGCAGTTTTAAAAAATTCAGACTCTTTCTCAAACATTTTCACACCGTAACAATACTCAGTAACCATGTAATCAGAAGGGGCATCAAACTCTATAACGTAACCAACATTTTCAAAAAATTCGTCATTGGCATTTTTTGAGCCGTGACATCCAGTTTCTTCAGACACAAAAAAGGCAGCTTTAATAACTTCAAATTTATCCAATATTTCAAGACAAGCGAATACACCATTTTTATCATCACCACCAATACCAGTTGGTTCGTCAAAATCGTTATAGGCCTTTAAACATAAGGAATCTTCTCCCTTCGAATTTGGTAGAATTTCTTCAATTACATTAATTGTGTCTAATTTATGTACTGTGTCGGTATGTGAAACAACACATGGGTAATATTCGCCTTCAGATAATTCTCCTTTGGTTACATAAATTGAACCCATGTCATCAATAAAAAAGTCGTATCCACGATTTTTTAAATGTTCAGACAAGAAATCAATCATTTTATCTTCCTGATAAGTGTGTGTTGGTACCGATAAAAGTCTTTTAAAGAAATCTAAATTTTTCATTTTTTTTAATTATCCTACAAATATAGTAAAAATTAGTCAAATAATTCAGGATTATATAATAATTTTTTAAATTCATCAAGAGGTATTTTAAATTGTTCTGTTTCATAATTCCCTCCTTGTTTTTTTATTTGAACGGTAAGTAACCCGTTTTCAATTTTTCTAACCCTAAATATTTTACCGTATTTTGAACCAAATGATTTTTCTTTTGGGAAACTATGAAACGTATCTACCTTAATTCCTAATTTATCTAAAAATCTTAAAATCTCTCTATTTTTTTCAATAAACCCTAATTCATCTTCCTCCAAAAGTCTATCTTTTAATGAGTCTAAAATCCTTTCAGAATTTCTATTGTACGCATCCGAATCAAAATTTCTACTATCAAAATATGAGTGATAGTCTTCAAACAAATCATCATCAATTTCTAAATCTTTATTTTTAATAAATTTTTTAATCATATCAAGAAACTTATCGTTTTCGTTAGCACCAGATTCATCCCAAATTTTAATAATATCATTAACTGTTGTAAAATATTCATAACCACATTTACTTTCAAAAATACCATAAGTATCAAATACTCCACATACTTTTTGCAAAAGATATTCTTTTAAACCTGTAACCAATGCTTCGTCATACTCATTAATGTAATCTGCACCAATCTCGTCGGACTCAGACTCAAACAATTTAATAAATTCAAGAGCCCAAAATTCTAAGTCTTGTGTTGTTTTATCAAATGAAGGATTCATAATTAATACACATTCTTTTAACATTGATAAATTAACATCATTTAGATGATATATTCCACCATATCTAAATTCTTCGTCAGAACTGTATGAGTCCATAAAAACATAGTCATATCTATAATACCTATCAAATACAACACTAAACAAATAATCATTATTAGTATACCCGTCATCTCCAGGTCTAAATAAATCAAAGTATTCATTACCTGAAAATTTTAATATCACCAAAGATTTTCCTCTACTTTTACTTGATACTTTTTTTATGGTTATAATTCCATCGTAATCTGCTTCTTTAACCCAAACAGGGTTTGTTTCATTATCACGGAATTCTATAAGAGCTTTATATAAAGACATTAAAAAGTTTTTTTTATAAATACTTGTAACATCATTAAACTATTTATATCTTTGTAACGTAGTTCTTTGATATTTGGGGATGTTTTTGGATTTGACAGAGATGATTTGTCATAAAACGCATGTCGGGGCTAAGCTAACCCTGTATAACTGGCTTGAACTATAAACGGCAACGTTATCAACAAACTTCAGACTATCGGTCTTATCCGTACTGAAGAAGTATCTGTAGCTTAATCTGGGATTAACCTACTAAGGGGTCGGTGGACATATAACCTTGCAACAGAAGTCTTTACAAAGGTGTGGTTTCTACCCGAAAAGAAACAAGTGGAAGATTAGTTCTCAGTAAACCGAACCACTATAAAATAAGGGAATTGTGAAGTTTCGGATTGTTTAGAAAAACAATGACCTAAACGTGTAGTGTTTTATGGTAAACTTTTTTGGACCTGGGTTCGAGCCCCAGCATCTCCACCAATTAAAAACCCCTTATTTAAGGGGTTTTTTCATTTTATTTATTTCTTCATTTAATCTTTGTTCAAACAAAGATTTGGCTTTATCGATTAATTCGTCTAAACTATATCCAAATATTTCAAAACTATTATCATCTTTCTTTGAAACTTTGTCATCCCCAAAAACAGTAGAGACTTTGTTTGCAAAATCTTCAGAATCTTTCTCAGTTTCAATATCCGAAATTGATTTAATACCAAAAGTATCTAATAATTTATCAATTAAATCAGGCTCTTTTTTAGTTGTCTTAGTTTCATCCTCATCTTTACTAAAGTCAAAAAATGAACCTGACCCACCTTTAGGTTTATTATAGTCTGAAGATAATAAGTCTTGAATATGCTCGCCATATGGAAGTCCTACGTGAACATGAGTTGATTTACTCAACCCCCATTCAGACACTTTACCAACTGGTGTTCCAATATCTACAATGTCTCCAGGTTCTACTGTAACATCTTTCAAGTGAGTATAAAATATATCAGGAAACCCATCCATTCCTTGGACAGAAACTTGTGTACCATATATCTTTCCTATCTTTTTACCTGTATTATAGACTTTAGTGACTTTACCTTTAGTTATTGAATTCCACTGTGTGTTTGCAGGGGCAAATAAATCCCAAGCATTATCTGATTGCCAATTTCCTAAAGGTCTTGACCCATGGTATTTTGGTCCGTTTTGGATATCACCGCTAAATTTATTTAAAACTTTAGACTCTTTCTCGGTTAATATTTTTCTATTATTAACACTTTCTCCAAATAGTTTTTTAGCCGCAGATACCATATCTTCTAACCCAATACCCAAAATTGTAAAATCACCATTATCATCCTCAACACTATCGTCGCCAAAAACATCTTTAACTTTATTTATGAAAGTGTCGGGATTATCGGTGTCAACATCTGAAAGTTCTTTTAATCCAAAAGTATCCAATAGTTTGTCTATTACACTTGGTTCTGACGTTTCTTTTTCTTTTTTTCTTTCGGTCTTATCAGTATCTTTACCAAAATCAAATTTAAATTTAGAATCTAATTTTAGAGTCCCACAAAATTTTGGTGTAGATGTGTGTTCATCTTTATTATTCTCTGAAAAAGAAAGGTGGTAGTGTCCTCCAGTGGAGCCAGCACTTGGGAATCTGTATTCATCTATAAAAGTAAATCCGATAAGATTTTTTCTCATTTTACATAGTACCATTGATACTGCGTCAAGAATATCTTTATCTTTTTCTGAAACATATTTATCTCCGTTCTTTAATATTGTAATATCAATTGCTCTGCCATCATTATGTCTAGATTTACCGAATTTTTTGTGCCATTTGTCATGTCCTGCACCAAAAATAAATTTTAAATCAGGTAATTGTTTTTTTAATTCGGAAGATACTAATTTAATATAAGAAGTGAATTTTGGATTTAAATCACCCCCATCATCCATGTTAGATTTTGATTTATATCCTAAACCACTTAAATGATTTCTAAATGAATTCGCATTCTCATTAGACGATTCTATCAAATCTAATCCCATGATTTTACGATTTCTATTAATTTCGTTTAAAACTTTTTTATTATTCATTTGTATGAATTAATATTTATCATATAAATACTATGGAAAAAATAATAAGTTTATCAAAAAAATTCGCAGATAATAAATTTCGAGGAAAAACTCCAGATGACATATATAATTATTTAATCCATGATTCTTTTGGTAAACAAATGGTTCAAGGACTCGGACCTTTTAATTCTCTTAAATTATGTTTTTTAACTTATCTAATTAATTTAGGTAAAGAACCTGTATCCGCATTAAAATTTGTAGAATCAAATATATTCGCATTTAAAACTATGGAGGTAAATACTAATTTTACAAGTGATGAATGTGATGATTGTTATGGACAAGGAAGTGAAGATTGTCACGATTGTAATAACGGTCAATCTGATTGTAACACATGTGATGGGACTGGTGAAGATGAAGATGGAGATTCTTGTGGTGAGTGTGATGGAGACGGTACATTGTCATGTAAATGGTGTGACGGCACAGGGACAGTTGATTGTGAAACATGTGATGGAACTGGAGAAATAGAAGATTATGATACATACGAAGTAACAATATACGAATACGCCAGTGTTAATAATAAACTATTCCAACAAATTGAACTTGTAGAAGTTGACCACGAAATTGGTAGTCGTTTACTTAATCAAATAACAAAAGACCCTTTAACAATATTATTAAGTTCTGATGACGATAGAGTGTCATCTGAAAGGGCTCAAAATGCTAGCGAGGGAGAAACAATACTAGTATCTATGACCAATGAAAAACTTTATGGGATTTCATCACACAGTGGAAGAATGAGTAACGGATTTTTATAATAGATTTTTTACTGAATCAACATCTAATATAAATTCTTCAATAAAGTGTTGATTGAAATTATCATTATCAATATAATGTTCCCCAATCTCACTAAAAACCCAATCTAATACCATAATTGAAATTAGTTGATTATTATTGTCATATATTGGTAAAGAAGCGGTTGATTGGGTACCAAATTTTCTTAATAAAGCCTTAGTTGTAACATCTTCAATATCTTCACAATTTAAATAAAACATTTGTTTGTCTATTGAATGTTTAATGAACCATGTGTAGTGACTAACAAAAATATTTTGTAGTTTTTCAGATACTCTTTCTAACCCATCAGAACATCTTTCATATGTTACCGAAGCTTTTTGCATTGGTGAGTTGGTGTAGAAACTTCCACCATTATGGAATTGTATCAAATATAATCTATCTGCGTTATATTTTCTTCTTACTTCCCTTAATGTAAAATGAATTAATTCATCTTTTTCAATTTGCTTTATTAGTCTTTTCTTTGAGTTTTCATCTTTTTTCTTATCCATTATTTTTCTGAAAACTCCCGCAGTTATTAACGCCACAAATATTGAAGTTATTGACGTTATTATGGTGATAATTAATTGTTCTCCCACATTCGTTAGATTAGATAATTTAGTTAACTGTTTTATAAATATTAAAAAAAATAAAAAGGGACTAATGTCCCTTTATTTTTTAATAATATCGACAAATTTTACTTTTCACCATACAAATCATAAAAATAATGTAATATATGGTAAATGGTATATGATTCTCCCATTTCTTTTAATATGTTTTTTAATTTTGATGAATTTAATGAGTAAACTTTATCATGTCCAAGTCTATCAGGAACATATTCAAATTTAGGGTATTTTGGAAATAGATTTTCTCCAATTATTTCAATTATTCTTCTATTTGAATACTTAATTCCAGAGCCGATATTAACCACTTCGTTTATTACGTTATTGTTAAACATTAATAACGCAATAAATTTAACATTATCCTTAACATGTATCCATTCCCTAACATGTGACCCATCACCATATAAAGGTATTTTTGTTTCTTCCTGAATACATCTATGAATTTTAGGTAGAAATTTTTCATGGAATTGATGCTCACCAAAATTATTACATGTTCTTGTTATTAGGTAAGGTAATCCATAAGTTCTATTAGCAGACTGTACTAAAAAGTCAGCAGATGCCTTTGATGCTGAATAATATGAGCTAGGTTTTAAATCAAATTCTTCAGTAGATAATACCCCAACACCGTAATCGGACATGTCACCATAAACTTCGTCCGTTGAAATTTGGATAAATTTTTTAAGATTTGAATTTTTCCTTGATATCTCGATTAGATTAAATACTCCCTCAACATTTGATTTAATAAATGGTTTACCGTCAGATATTGAGTTATCAACGTGTGTCTCAGCTGCAAAATTAACAATGTAGTCGAAATCTCCTAAATCTTCGGATGTAACATCACAAATATCCTTTTCCAAAAATTCCACAGGATATTTTATATTATCCTTGTTAGCACAATAAGTTAACTTATCTACACATAAAATATCACATGTGTAGTTTTCTTTTAAATAATTAATGAAGCTTGAGCCAATAAACCCTGCTCCTCCTGTTACAATAATTTTCATATATGTAATATAATAAAAAAAAATAAGGGTGTGAAGTTTATCACACCCTTTTTGGTATCCCCGACAGGATTCGAACCTGTGACCCACAACTTAGAAGGTTGTTGCTCTATCCAGCTGAGCTACGGAGACATTTGTGCGCCATGTAGGGCTCGAACCTACGACCTAATGATTATGAGTCATTTGCTCTAACCGACTGAGCTAAAGGCGCTTAAAATTAATTTAAAATATATTCTACAGTATCCGATATTTTAAAACTATTACCCCCATCCCACTCAATACCTAATTTTGTTAAGTATTTTTCAAAATCGTTTTTACTAAAGAGTTCACAATCAACAAATTTTTTATAAACATATATAAAGTCAAAAATTTCAGGTTCAGACAATGAACCACTCTCAATTAGATTTTCAATTTCCGTATTCATGGTACAAATATATATCAGATTTTCCCATTTTCAAAATCTTCAGACAAAACTTTTTCAATTGTTTTATTTTCAATATAATTTTCATCATATTTAAAATCTTTCCAATTATCAAAGTCTTTTAAATCTTCCAATACTAATTCGTGAACTAAAACAAACCCTTCAGGTATTGTACCTTTAAATTTATAATAATGTGATTTATTTATTTTATCTTTAATTAATTCATTCATACTGTAATAATATGGTATATTTTGTTTTTTATCAATTTTATAGTATATTTGCTATTAAATTATTTTTTTAAAATGAGAACAGGAGTATTAGTACTTAATTCAGATTATTCGCCTATTAATATCACAACCTTCAAAAGAGGGTTTAACTTGGTATTCAAAGGCAAAGCTGAAGTTATAAAATCTGAAGGTAACCCAATAAGTACCTCTTTTGGTATTTTTTACCGTCCTGTAATAATTCGATTATTAACTTATGTTAGTTATAAAATTAGAAGAATATCTATTACGAGAAGTAGAATTCTTAAAAGGGACGGTCATAAATGTGTATATTGTGGGTTTCCGAGAAATTTGACCATTGACCACGTATTACCAAAGTCAAGAGGTGGTAGAAATACATGGACAAACATGGTAACATGTTGTTCAAAATGTAATACAAAAAAAGGTGATAGAACTCCTGAAGAAGCGGGAATGAGGTCAGTTCATCCATCAGAACCTACAATGTTCTCAGACATTATGGGTAAAGAGTTATTATCCGCTTGGGAGGAATTTAAAAGTGGTTTTTAGAGTTATTTAACTAACTCTAAAAACTTACTTTTAAGTGAATCTGCAACACCTGTTACATTTCCTTGTAATTTGGATTGTGTTGGTGTAATTAAATTTTTAATTCTATTTACAAGTTTTCCTTTCTTTTCAGGTAATGCTTCCTGAAAGGTTACACTAACCGCCGACATTAATGTTCCATCATCAGATGACGATTCTTGTTTACCTGATTGAAGTACGGCATCTGCAATTTTTTCTGCAACCATATCAGGGTCAGTAAATAATAAACTAACATCTTTGTCTGATATTAGGGATAATTCATTTCTTATATTATCAGCAACAGGTCCACTTGCCTGCATTTTATTAATGAAATAGTCTATCGCTTTTTCTTTAGCCTCTGACTCACTTCCGTTAAACACCATGTTAAATGCTTTACTAAATGTTTCATCAACAGATTCATTTAATCCTATTTTAGAATTATTATAAGCATTTGCCAATTTAGATAAATTTGTGAAGAATTTTCTGTAGTTTTGTTTTTGGAAATCTTCTGAGATTATCTCTAACTTATATTGAACCTTTAATATTGAATTTTTCTTATCAATATGTCTCTCAACTAATCTTTTCTTAATTGATTCTTTAATTGGTTTGTTATTTTTAATTTCCATGAGTTTTTTTCTTATTATTGATTCTTGCACAGGTCTATCAGGATAGTCTGTATTTATTTTCCAATCTTTGTTTGTAACCATTAATAAATCTTTCTCATAATTTTTTCTGTCTTTATCATCAGGTTTCAACAACTTAACACAAGCAACTACGGTTGACTTCATTTTTTTTAACGCCGACAAGTATCCCTGACTATTTTCAAAGTCGTCAGACATTACTTGATTACCTAGTTTGATATATCTATCTAAAAAATCTCCGCAGTTTGTTTTACCAAATCTTTCAGCACTTGTTGCTGAATTATAAGTGTATTTTGAGTCAGTGAATAATTGGCTAACCGCAGAGTTTGAACTTAATGATTGTTTAATATCATTATCGGTTAGTTTAGTATTGTTAGTCTGTTTACTATCTTCTTTTTCACTTTGACTGTCGTTCGTCATTTTTTCATAAGTACCAGACACATTAGTGTCTTTTCCTGATAAACTGCTTAAATAAAATTCCCATGGAGTTCTAACACTATTTCCTTTAACTGCCTTTCGAGTATAAAGCATGTACATCAAACCACTATTATGTAACTTACCTTCCTTTCTTAAATCCTGAACTTTTTTATTACAGTTGGACTCGAATTTATTTTTAAAATTATAATAATCAGGAATATTATCAATTACATAATCATGAAATTTAACAGCCTCTCCTTCAGGATTAGCTGAATTTCTTTTAACAAAAATATTATCATACTGACTATCCCAATCACAAATTACTTTTGGTGTAATTCTAGTTCCGTCACCAGTTTTATCTTGAGTTTTATCTTGAGTTTTATCTTGAGTTTTATTGTCTG